ACACCGATAAGGTAATGAATAAGTCTATCGATGATATGATAAAAGACAATGAACGATGATAAAGAATTTAGTAGGTGGCTTATTCAGCACAGTAGTAGAAAATGCAGAAGGAATACTTGACAAAGTTATTACAACAGACAAGGAAAGAGATGAAGCGAAGCTTGCTCTTAAACGCTTACTACTCGAAGCAGAACAAGAAGCCTTTAAGCAAGAAGTCGAAGACAGAAAGAGCGCTAGAGATATGTACAAGGACGACGCAATTATTCAAAAAATACTTGCAACGTTATTTACTATTGCGTACTTTGGATTAAGCTTTATGATGTTTAGATACTTCGTGACAGGAGATCTAGAAATGGGAGAATTTGAGATAAGTTTTATCTCTACAATATTTGGCGCTATGAGCGCAAAAGTTAATACGGTGGTCGATTTCTTTTTCGGCGGATCGTCAAAAAAGAATCAAGAACAACAAATAAATAATAAATAAAATGGGGATAAATTCAACAAATACGGCCTGGGGCTTTCAACAGTTCGGCTCAACATTTTTAAGTGGCGATGGTTCGCAGCTAGACTTAGATGGTTCCACAGCTAAGTACTATGTTTGCGCAATAACAATGATTTCTGCTACAAAGTTTCAAGAATTACAAATACTAGATGGTGGAACTGATTTGGGTATGGGTAATACACATTTTATATCAACAGAAGACACTCAAACATTAGATAGTGACTGGGGAGCAGTTACAGATGCTGGCGACAATGACGGTAAAATTATTGTTGCAGGTGGCTCTGGTACTGAGTTTCCAGCTGGTATGACTATTTACGGGTGCTGGGATTTTGTAGAACTACACGCTGGTGATGTTGTATGCTATGTAGCGCCGAGACCAGATTATCATCAACGAGCAGCAGCAATATAACATGCTAGGTAACGGATCGAGTACTACAGTTTCTAGAGCAAAAAATAAAGCTGTAGTAGTAAAAAGAAGAAAAGAAGTTGTAGTTGCAAAAGACTATAACTCATTTAATTGTGGAACAGTACAGGCTAGTCACGCTAACGCTTGTGCATCTGGTTCTTTGTCGAACACTTTTTATCATAACGGTGCTCAAGCTCAACCGGCTGTTAATGATATAATTTACTCAAGCAGAAGAGCTAGAGTTCCAAATAAAATGACCGCTGGCTATTATAAAATATTTGATAGAAGAGATGGTACTATACAAATAAATGATCAAGGGGTTGTTACCGCAAAAGTAGCTTGTCCATAAAAAAATTAAGATTATGGGTTTTAAAAACAATACTATAGAATATGGTTTTGGTCAAATGGGATCTATACTTATAACAGGCACTACTAACGCTGTTACTAGTAATGATGTAGACGGCGTGTTAAAGGATGGTGGTGCTGTTTTTGTAGCTATACAATTTTTAGAAGATACAGTATTTGATAATGCTGGTTTAACTTCCGTTGATAACACTATATATATAAACGATACAGTTGCTTCAACTAGTATAGATGCTAATGGAGGAGCTGTTACAGATGGTGTAACATTTCCAAAAGGATTAACTATATATGGAAGGTGGACTAGTATATTACTAGATAGTGGAAAAGTAATTGCTTATATAGGATACTAATGTTGGGTTTGTCGACCGGATTAATGTATCCTAACTACACGCAGGAAGACGGCGGTTGGTTAAAAGTTGAATTTGTATCAACGCAAACTGGTACTTCATCAATAGGTTTAGATGATTGGACAACAACCACACCCCCTAGCGCTGTTGGTTCAAGCGGTGATATAATTGAAATTGATTATAAAATATACCTTGATAACTCAACGGGAAAATGGGATCCAGAAGGAGATAATGATAATGTGAATACATATATCACTGGAATGGTATTTTCTCTTCCAGCATTAGATATACCAACTAGTCAGGTAGTTACTGTTTCAACTACACTAACTACTAGTAGTAGCAATACTAATCCTGATATTCAAATGGCGGCTTGGTTTGAAAGTGATGATAGACCTCAAGCCGGAGCAGTGTTTTACATAAAAGATATAGTAATGCGCGCAAATAGAAAAGTGGGTTCCACTGATAACTTTATAGCTTTTTTTAATAGCGACTTCACTGGTGGTGGAGATGACAACTCAGACGAAATAGTTACAGCTGGTAACGGCACTATAAACAAAACAACTAATCAATCTCCTACTTAATAATAAATTAACAATTAAATAAAATTAAATACAATGGCAAATAAAGAAAAAGAAATAGAATTAAAAGTAAAAGCAGAAAAAATATCTGAAGAAGATTTAAAAGAACTACAAGAAGTTGTAAATAGCGTCAATGCTATACAATTTAATATCGGTAAGATAGAGGTTCAAAAACATGGAGCACTCCACGAGTTTGCTGTCATGCAAGATGAAATAAAACTTCTTCAAGATAAATTAGTCAAAAATTATGGTACCTACGATGTAAACCTAGAAAATGGTACAATTAATTGGCCTAAAGAAGGTGATGATGAAAAATAATATCATCAGAAAAATCACTATAGGTAAAGACTATAAAAATGATTCGATGCACTACGCTGTAAACCAAGAGGTTTACGGCGGGCATCAAATCTGTGATATAATAGAAGAAGAAGATAAATATTCTATCTATATTAGAAAAGAAGACGTAGTTATACCTTGGAAAGATTTTAATAAAAACATGGCTATATCAGTTGAGTATAATTTAGAATACTAATGAAAGCTTATAAAGATTTTATAGTGTCACCAATAGGTGAACGTTATAATAATTCTAAAAAAGTTGATGATAAAGAACTTATATTAAATACTGAGATATTTAATCATCAATACGTAAATAGAAGAGCAAAAGTAATCGCTACTCCACTATTATTTCAATCACCTATTAACGTGGGTGATGAAGTAATAGTGCATCATAATGTATTCAGAAGATGGTATGATGTTAAAGGTAGAGAAAAGAATAGTAGATCTTATTGGAAAGAGGATAAATATCTAATTACTGAAGATCAAATATTTCTTTACAAAAGAAAAGATTGGATTGCCACGTCTGGTTTTAGTTTTGTAAAACCATTAAAAGCAACTAATAGCTTTAACACTGAAGATGAAAAACCATTAATTGGTATTATTAAATACTCTGATGGAACTTTTAATAAAGAAGAACTTATTGGTTTTGATCCAGTTAGCACATATGAATTCGTTATAGATGGTGAAAGATTATATAGAGTTTTAAATAAATTTATTACAATTAAATATGAATATCAAGGAAACGAAGAAGAATATAATCCAAGCTGGGCACAAAGCGGTTGAAGAACTAATTAAAGTAGCTAGAGAAGAAATAGTTGATTCAGATGAGGATATATCAGCTGATAGATTAAAGAATGCTGCTGCTACAAAAAAGCTAGCTATATTCGATGCATTTGAAATATTAAATAGAATCCACGAAGAAGAAGCGATGCTTGAGGGTAAACCCATAGAAGAAGAAAGGAAGAATACTTTTAAAGGATTTGCTGAAGGTAGATCAAAATGAGTTACGAACAAGACTTATATAAAGTTGTAGAACCTATAAAACTAACCACTATCAAAAGACTTAATAAGTCTAAAAAGTGGGATTATGGTTATAACAAAGAAAATGATATTGTTGTAATATCAAAATCTGGAATGATTGGTGATATTATAGAAATACAAGGTTTTCAAATAGCTTTACCAAAACAACCGAAAGAAATATATTCTTGTAGTAATGAAAAATCAAAACAAAAGTGGAAACAATTTCCACCAAATCCTGATTTTAAAAAAATTAAAACAGTATTTGACTGGCAGGTTTACCCAGACGATTTTAAAGAAAAGCATTACGGATATATTGACGAGGAGTTCAAAAGAAGAGAAGAAGGATTTTGGTTCATGAACAATGGTGAACCAACTTATATAACTGGCACACATTATATGTACTTGCAATGGAGTAAGATTGATGTTGGAGCTCCAGATTTTAGAGAGGCAAATAGATTGTTTTATATATTTTGGGAAGCTTGTAAAGCAGATAAAAGAAGTTATGGAATGTGTTATTTAAAAAATAGACGTTCTGGTTTTTCATTTATGAGCTCATCAGAAACAGTTAACTTGGCTACTCTAGCAAGTGATAGTAGATTTGGTATATTATCTAAAACAGGTGCTGATGCTAAAAAGATGTTTACTGATAAAGTAGTACCTATTAGTTTAAATTATCCATTCTTCTTCAAACCAATACAAGATGGTATGGATCGTCCAAAATCTGAACTAGCATATAGAGTTCCTGCTAAAAAGTTTACTCGAAAGAAAATGAGGGAACGTGAAGAAGTTGATGATATGCAGGGTCTTGATACAACTATAGATTGGAAAAATACAGGTGATAATAGTTATGACGGTGAAAAGTTAAACTTATTAGTTCACGATGAGAGTGGTAAGTGGGAAAGACCTGATAATATAAAAAATAACTGGAGAGTTACAAAAACTTGTTTACGATTAGGTAGTAGAATAGTTGGGAAGTGTATGATGGGAAGTACATCGAACGCGTTAGATAAAGGAGGTGATAATTTTAAAAATCTATATTATGATTCAGATGTTACCAAGCGCAATAGAAATGGACAAACTAAGTCGGGATTATATTCTTTGTTTATTCCTATGGAATGGAATTACGAGGGATTCATTGATGAATTCGGACGACCTATATTCAGTAATCCTGAACAACAATCATTTGATCCACACGGAGTAGAAATAGACCAAGGAGTAATAGATAATTGGGAGAATGAGGTTGATGGTTTAAAAGGTGATCAAGATGCTTTGAATGAATTTTATCGCCAATTTCCTAGAACTGAAGAACACGCTTTTAGAGATGAGACAAAAAATAGTCTATTTAACTTAGTTAAAATATATGAGCAAATAGATTATAACGAAGGAAATAGAAACTCATCTGTATTAACAGTTGGTAATTTTCAATGGACAAACGGAGTTAAAGATACACAAGTTACTTTTAATCCAGATCCTAACGGTAGATTTAAAGTTAGTTGGGTACCAGGACAAAAGCTACAAAATAACGTTATTATAAAAAATGGCGTAAAATATCCAGGTAATGAACATATGGGCGCATTTGGTTGTGACTCATATGATATATCAGGAACAGTAGATTCTAAAGGATCTAAAGGAGCTTTACACGGATTAACTAAATTTTCCATGGAAGACGCTCCAGCTAACACGTTCTTTTTAGAATACATAGCTAGACCACAAACAGCTGAGATATTTTTTGAAGATATATTAATGGCTTTGGTGTTTTATGGTATGCCGTTATTAGCAGAAAATAATAAACCAAGATTATTATACTACTTAAGAAGAAGAGGTTATAGAGGATTTAGTATGAATAGACCAGATAAAGTTTGGAATAAATTATCGGTTGCAGAAAAAGAAGTAGGTGGAATACCAAACTCAAGTGAAGATATAAAACAAGCACATGCAGCTGCTATTGAAATGTATATCAATGACCACGTTGGAATGTTAGAAGATGGTACTTATGGAACAATGTATTTTAATGATACATTAAATGACTGGTCTAGATTTGATATAAATAAAAGAACTAAACATGATGCTTCAATAAGCTCTGGTTTAGCGGTAATGGCTTGCAATAGACACTTATATAGACCAAATCCAAAACAACAAAAACAACCTTTAAACCTTAATATATCCAAATATAATAACAAAGGATTTCAATCAACAATAATAAAAAATAAAGTATGACAGAGTCTGTTATAAATTTTCCGTCTCAAGCGGTAAGTGATTTAGAAAAAATGACCCATGAATATGGGGAGAAGGTTGCTAAAGCTATAAAGCAAGAGTGGTTTAATGAAGCAAAATCTAAATTTAGAAATAACTTAACAAATTTTCATAAATTAAGATTATACGCTAGAGGTGAGCAACCTGTTCAAAAATATAAAAACGAGTTATCTATAAATGGTGACTTGTCTTATCTTAATTTAGATTGGAAACCTGTTCCAATTATTCCTAAGTTTGTAGATATCGTAGTAAACGGTATGTCTCAAAGATCATATGAAATAAACTGTTTTTCACAAGATGCTTATGGTGTTAGTAAGAGAACAGAGTATATGGAGTCCATGTTGAGAGATATGAGAGCTAGAAACTATAATGATGTCGCTCAAGCTAATTTTAATATAAATCTATACGAAAATCCAAAAGAAACTCTTCCAGATTCAGAACAAGAACTAGCATTACACATGCAGCTTAACTATAAGCAAGCTGTTGAGTTAGCAGAAGAACAGGCTATAAATGTTTTAATGGAGGGTAGTAACTACGATCTAACAAGGAGAAGATGTTTGTATGATTTAACTGTATTAGGTATTGGAGCAACAAAAACAACATTTGATTGGAGTGAAGGAGCAGATGTAAAATATGTTGATCCAGCTAATTTAGTTTACTCATATACTGAATCACCTTACTTTGATGATATATATTATGTTGGTGAGGTAAAAGAAATACCAATAAACGAATTAGTTAAAGAATTTGAAGAGTTAACAGAAGAAGAAATAAAAGAAATAACAGAAACATCTGGAGACCCTATAAATTACAAAACTAATCACGACAAAAATAAAGTTCACGTTTTATATTTCAATTTTAAAACTCACGCAAATGATGTTTACAAGTTAAAGAAAACAGCTACTGGCGGTGAAAAGATTATAGAAAAGGACGACACATTTAATCCACCTATTGAAAGTATGGATGGAGAATTCCATAAACTTGATAGAGTTGTTGAATGTTTGTATGAAGGTGTTTATATTATAGGGTGTAATAAACTACTGAGATGGAGAATGGTTGAAAATATGATGAGGAGTGATTCTGATTTTAGTAAAGTAAAAATGAACTATCAGATAGTCGCACCTAGAATGTATGAGGGTAGAATAGAATCTTTAGTTGGTAGAATAACAGGTTTTGCTGATACGATACAGTTAACTCATTTGAAGTTACAGCAAGTAATGGCAAGAATGGTACCTGACGGTGTATATCTTGATGTTGATGGTTTAGCTGAAATAGATCTTGGTAATGGAACGAACTATAATCCACAAGAAGCTTTAAACATGTTTTTTCAAACTGGTAGTGTTATTGGTAGAAGCTTTACTTCTGATGGAGATATGAATCCTGGCAAGATACCCATTCAACAAATAAATAATGGAGTTAACGGTGGCAAACTACAAGCTTTAATACAGACTTACAACTATTATCTACAAATGATAAGGGATGTAACTGGATTAAATGAAGCTAGAGATGCTAGTACTCCAGATAAACATGCTCTTGTTGGCATACAAAAACTGGCAGCCGCTAATTCAAATACAGCAACAAGACATATACTACAATCAATGTTATATTTAACGGCTGAAACAGCGGAGTGTCTATCATTAAGAATATCAGATATAATAGAATACTCTCCAACAAAAGAAGCTTTTATTCAAGCTATTGGTGTTCACAATGTTGCTACGCTAAATGAGATGAAAGAGTTACATCTTCATGACTTTGGTATATTTATAGAATTATTACCAGACGATGAAGAAAAGCAAATACTAGAAAATAATATTCAAATGGCGCTTAGTCAACAATTAATAGATTTAGATGATGCTATTGATCTTAGAGATGTTAGAAATATAAAATTAGCAAATCAATTGTTAAAGGTTAAAAGAAAAAAGAAAGCTGAAAGAGACCAACAAATGCAACAAGAAAATATGCAAGCTCAAGCTTCGGCTAATGCTCAAGCGCAGCAGGCGGCTGCAGCAGCAGAAGTTCAAAAGAATCAAGCTAAAACTCAAGCCGATGCTCAATTGGAACAAACTAAGAGTCAACTAAAAACACAATACTTAAAAGAAGAGGTCTCGGCTAAAAAAGAATTAATGGCGTTTGAATTCCAATTAAATTCTCAACTAAAAGGAATGGAAAGAGAGATCACAGAACGTAATGAAGCTAGAAGAGAAGATAGGAAAGATGAAAGAGTAGATAGACAAGCTAGTCATCAAAAAGATATGATAGACCAAAGAAACAGGGGTGATTCACTTAATAAGTTTGAATCATCAGGTAATGATATACTTACGGGAGCAGCTGATATTGATCGGTTTTAATCCCAATTTTTAATATTTTATAAAATTTTATTATGGCAGAAGAAAATAAAGAAGTGATTGAAGAGGTCACTGAAGAACAAGTTGAACAACCGAAAGAAGAGGTTGTTGAACAAAAGCTAGATGAATCTAAATTTGATAGTGCAGGAGATGATAATGTTATCAAAGTAGATTTAAGTAATCCACCAGTTCAAGAAAGTGAAGAGGTTGAGAAACAACCCACTGAAGAAGAAAAGGTGGACGTAGTCGAGGAAAAAGAAGTTGTTGAAGAGACAGCAGAAGAACAACCAGTACTTCAAGAGATTACAGAAGAAGAAGTAAAAGAAACTGTAGAAGAGGTGCAAGACGTTGTTGAAGAAGCTGTAGCTGAAGCAGGAGCAACTGGAAAACCACTACCAGAAAATATACAGAAGTTAGTAGATTTTATGGACGAAACAGGTGGTGATATACAAGAC